TTGTGCAATAATGTACATATTCGGCAATAGTATAGCCAAATTTTTCTTTGATATCTCTTAATGTAACTGGAGTATCTTCGACGACATCGTGTAGTATAGCTGCAGCTATCATTTCTGTTGTAGCTTCAACTTCTTTTTCTAAAATATCTGCAACATGAATTGGGTGAACAACATAAGGCTCACCAGTATATTTTCTGCGTTGATCGCCATGTGCTTCTATAGCAAACATTGTAGCGTCACTTATTACTTTCTTGTCTATCATACTTGTTATTATAACACGTTATTCTGTGTTTGTCAACCCTTAATGAATTGTTTGATTTCCATTCTCAAATAAAATATCTAACATATCTGCGGATTCTTCAACCCAACCTGATTTGACTATATCGACAACACTTGGAAATTCAGAGTCTGTCTCAACAGGTAATGCGGTTAACTTTTTTTGTTTTGCAGGAGCAAACATATCTCTTGCAAAAATTATTGCAGCTCTTTCAGTTTTAAAAGAACATGCTGTTGTTAAGTTAAATGGGTTGTTTGCAGCAAAGCATGCGAATACTCTGCCATCTCCTTCGTAACCAAGTTCTTCACCATCATATGTACCAAGGAATACGCCCATATCTTTATCAGCTAAAATGTATCTTCTCTTTTTCATGCAGTTCTGAGTATTTCTCCCTTACAGCTTTAAAATGGTCTAAATATTCGTTTGTATTAAATACGAATGTTTGTGGGTCATTATCGTCTACACCAATAAAAACAACTCCTTTGTTTACTTCTGTTCCAGTCATTTCAGTAAAAGCTTTTGCATAGAATGCTACTTGCATGAAATAACCTGTAATGTCGGATTCCTTTTTAAGCCTACGAGATGTTTTAAAATCAATTACTGCAAGTTCTCCTTCCCATTCTCCAATGCAATCTACTTGACCTGCAGTCTGTAGTTCGTCACTATAAAGAAAACATTCTTGGAACCAAACATTACTAATCTTATCATCTAGTACTGGTTTCATAGAATTAAACATATACATGTTAGAAGGTTGTACACCTTCTTTCCAATCTTCTTTGTTATCTATATAGTTTTCACAGATTTTATGAACTGCAGTTCCACGCCTTGAAGCTTGAGATGATATGCGATTTGCAACATCTTCTCCTACTCTCTTACGCCATGCAATAATTCCTGCTTTACTTAAGATACTAAGTACTGTTGTTACTGAAGGATAAGCTTCACCCGTGGGGGTGAAATATCGTCTGCCTTCTTCTGTTGTTTTTCTTGTCAATTTTGGTAAATCAATACCATGTTCAAAATGCTTAAAAGCCATAATGTATTTTTCCGTTCTTTTGTTTTATCCTATATCAACTGTTCTGGAATCTCCTAAAAACATTTCTCTGAATGATTCTGCATCAGCCGCGACTTCAAACATAAATGTATATTCATCAGCTTCAACATCATAAGCGTGAGTGTAAGATTTTTCATCTATGTTACCTTGAGCCCAATCAAAATATTCTGATGCTCTTTGGTGTCCTCCGCCTACTTTCACTCTAAAGACCTGTTTGGTTAACCATTTTAGTCTATAGTCGTCTATTGTTTGTTGTATCATAATTATTTTACCTTAAAGGATTTTGGAGGACCGAAGTCCTCCCTGTAATCTCCTTTTATTTATTATGCGACTGCATAGTTTTGTGCACCATCGGTAATCTGACGCACTGTTCTAATACTTGTTTCTTTCGCAATAATATATTCTTTTACCAATCCGCTTCGTACGATATCTTCAATTCCAAACTTAATTACGCTGAAACTGTCGACTCTATTTAAAACCTTCGTAAAACTTTGAAGGCCAGAAATATCATTTCGATGTCGGTTACTTGCTAAATCATCTTGAGCTGTGTCACCACAGAAGATAATTTTACTAGTTTCACCAACTCGAGTGATAATACTATCGAGCTCGTGGTACGTCATGCTTTGACATTCGTCTACAATAATAATTGAGTTATCGAATGTTAATCCTCTCACAAATGATGAAGTCATAAACCTAACTTGATTTTTTTGCTTTAAGATTTCCCAAGCATCTCCTCTTCCGAATAAATCATTTACGATATCAGAATAAGGCGTAGCATATACAGCTTCCTTTTGAGCTTGTGAACCTGGCATAAAACCTTGTTCTCTTGTTTGAACTGCAGAGCGTACAATTATTACTTGGTCATATTCATCTTTGTTCATAATATCATTTAATCCTAAGTAAAGTGCACACATTGTTTTACCAGTTCCTGCTGTGCCAACCGCAGCTATATTATAGCCATTTCGATAATCAGAAAATAATTCCGCCTGAGTATCTGTGATTGGTTGAATGGGACGCATACTAAACTTCCGGTCTAGTGTTCCATTCTTAGTAGCAGTTTTTCTTCTCTCCTTTTGCGAGATACGACGTTTGTTGGACATATACAATCTCCTTGTTGATGGAAGATAAATTTCTATTTCCAGTCATTTATCTTGTTTCCTGTGTAACTTTTGTTTTGTTTCATAGACGAAAGTATATCACGAAAACCTTGGTCGGGTTTCATTCGACCAAGTCTTGCGGCTTCAATCACGGGGGTTGTCGCAGTATGTATTTGTTGTATGTGAGGATTATCTTTGAGGTAAGATTCTCTATCCGAGAGTTTTAGAATTTTCTCGAAGGTTTCACCTGTGTCGGTGTTTTTAAATTCGTATGTTGGCATTAACTAACTATCCAATTTATCATAAGTTTATTTATTATGAGCCGGTCACCATTTCGTAAATTTCTTTCCAATTTTTTACTTTTGGAATGGAATCGTTTTGGTAATTAGCATTAAATAAATGTTCAATAAGTACTGACCTGAGTCCTAAGTCATAACCACATTCTGCATTCAGTGGTTTATCTTCGACCCAAATACAGCCACTATCTTTATAAGGTAGTAGGCCATCATCTTTGTCAGCTCCACAATCCAAACAAACTATCTTTTCAAACACAGCTGGTCCGAAAAGTTTTTCTAAGTTTTGTTGTCTCAGTTTTCCAGCATAATAATCAGTGCTTAAGCTGGTGATACAATGAAAAATAAATCCTTCATCGTGTAATCTTTTAACGTATTTGATTGCATCACGCAACCCTGGTAAAAATCCAATCCTTGCTGATTCATTGAATTGTCTTACCAATTTTCTACTTTCTTCTTTTGTTATACCGAAAGTTTCTGCTACATCGTAAACACCTTCTGTTGCAACTTCGTAGCCGTTTTCTGACATCCATTTATAGAATGCGTATTTCCAATCTAGTAGTACTCCATCGCAATCTACTAGTATTAATTTATCTGTTCTATGGTCCATAATTTATCCTTTTTCCTATTCATTATTATATATTGTAACATGTTTTAATGTAAATGTCAACCCTTATTTGAATAGGCCCTCAATGTTATATGTGTCAACATACTGGTCAATCTCAGGCTCACCAGTCCACTTTATTTCTCTATTATAGGGATTATATTGGTCACCAGAAAAGTAATCTTCGTAACAAACCAGTTCTCCTGGTACTCTTTTATAAATCTCTGCCATAACATAATAATTTTCAGATAATTCACGAACAAGAGATTTTATAGACATTGTTGTTTTGGAATGAAACACTGGGTCATCTGGGTCCATTATAGCTTTATATGGTTCTTTTGTTTTACCATAACTTCCACTATGCAATTGAACTAATCGTTGAGTATATTCAGCTTCTGTAGCTCTATGATGTCTAGCTGTATTTGTGATAAATCCTGTATGGCCAAATGAGCCATCACGTCGGACTGCTAACCAACTTTTAATTTGAGCTTTAAAATCACGACGATAAAGGTAATAAACTTTATCAGCATGTTCTAAAATAGTTTGTATTTGAAATGTATCGATGTTTGTTTTGCCTTTAATCGTTTTAGCAAAATGACTTGGCATAATTTTATAACATGCTTTTTCTTTACCAATTCTTAATACATCAAATATGTTCCAGTTGTTATTCTCTGAAGCTTTAAGCCAACCAATTGAATATGGTTTCTCATGCGAAAACAATTCACCCTTGTATGGTAAATTATATTCTTCTGCTTTTTTCAATGTGAAACTTGTGCTTCCTGTTCTAAAATTAGTCAGGATAACTACGTTATTGGTCATACTTATCTTTAAGTCTTTGCTTACGTTGGCTTTGCTTTCGCTTATTTTTACGTTTTTCGTTTTGACGGTTTTCTTTACTAGGGTTTATTCCCCACCCGTCACCTTTGCGATACTCTTTAAATCGCTTCGGCATTGCTGCATTCCTTCTATCGCATATCCATAGGAGAGGTGAAAAGGTCTGGGAAAGCTTCTTCTAAAGTAGCTTTGGTTAATCCTTTAACCTTTGTGTGAGATAGCATGTTATTAGCTAACAGTTCAGCATCTTCATTGTCAATAGCTTCTAAAAGACTAATAAACAACTCTTCTCGCTTTACTGCTTTCATGTCATCATAACCACCGCCTTTAAAGAATATTTTTAAACGTCTTGTTTCTCTATAAAGCATAGTTTTTGCTTCATCTTCAAATTCGTTTGGTTTCCAAGGTGGAGGGCTATCGGGTAAAAGAAACTCAATGGTTTCATCGTAAATTAAACGAAGTACATTACGAAAAGGTACGTTATCGTTTTGACGTAGCCATGCTACTTTATCTGCTTTTGTTTTCTTTTTAGGAAGTTCAGATAGAACCTCCGTCATTGATAATCTAATTGCCATTTTAAAAATCCTGTATATCTGTTATCAAGTTTTTCAACTTTTTCTTAACAAAGAAGTTAAAGAGATGTTCGCGACCAACTTCTTTTGCATTATTAAATTGCTCAAGAATCTCATCTTTGAAATTTTGAGGAACCAAGCTCAGGTCTATCATTTGCTTGTTTCTGTTTAAACGCAGTTTTGTTTCTTCGTCCATTGTTTCTGGCTCAGTTAAAAACTGTGTAATTCTTTTCTTAGTCATTGGTCTTTGTCTTTCACCAACAGCTAAGCAATTGTCAGCACTTAGTATATTAGGGATGCCATCTCCAACATCACCTTTTAGAATGTGCTCTTCCAAATATTTATCAGGATCGTTATGTCTTACCCATTTCTTTAGAACGGGATTATATTGGTCAACGTTACCATAAGTTTGTAATTGAATGAAGTCTTTGTCACCAGAGAGTACTAATATCTTTTCAGCACCAGTATTCATTACTGTACCATGTTCATGTACAAGAGTAGCAATAATATCGTCTGCCTCACATCGCTCTATACTAATAACTTTGTAAGGAAAAAATTCTTCAATCTCTGCTCTAATACCATGGATAACTTCAAAGAGTTTATTCCAATCCATATCAGAAGCATCACGACCTTTTTTACGATTAGCTTTATAGTAGGGGAAGTAGTCTCGTCTCCAAACGTTTGGGTTATCGCAACAGAGTACAATTTCGCCATACTCTTTGTGAAACTTTTTACGATTGAAACGAACTGAGTTTAAGAACATGTGACGAATAAGATTTTCGTCTGGTTCCACGTTGTGATGATTTCCTATACTTGCGAATAGTGAAGCCATCATTACTTGATTGTAGTCTAGTAATATCATATTTTATCCATAATTTAATTTAAGTGAGGTATATTATATCACACTTCGTCGTCGTTGTCAACCCCTAAGTCTGTTAGATTGGTCTTTAAACCACCAACAGTATGAGCTCCATCCGACTCAAGTACTACTACATTAGTTGAAGCAAACTCTTGAAGTGGATGTTCCACTCCTAATGTTTGCAAATGTAGAGCTTTGATCGCTTCAAATATTAGAATCATATTAGGAAAATACTTTTCCATATCTGAATCGAAATCACAATTAGCACGGGCCATTTCGTGTAGTACATTTTCCCATATAATTTCTGCTAAATCATTTGCATAATTTTCTTTATATGCAGAAATCTTTTCACCAACTTCAGCTGCCGTCATCGGCGGGTCTGAAATCAGTCTTGGAAATTGTACAACGTTATCTTTGTCCGCCATTTGTTAAGTTCCTTAAAATTGTGTTCCACATTACTTGGAATGACTGAACACTGTTTCTTGCTAGATTGAATCTATCAGAATATGTAAAACCATGGAAATAGTTTTCATTCTGCTTCATGCTTTCTAGCACTTGTCTTACTACAGAAAACGCATAGTTGGCGTGAACTTGTGGGTCCTCGTTCCAATCATACATAATTGTAGCGTTTTGTGCTGTTTCAGGTAATGCACCATAATTTGGGTGGATACAAATAACCTGACTTTTAATTGCTTCAATAAGTGCAATACAGCTGGTTTCTTTCCAAACATTTGGATATAAGAAAATATGAGCATCATCAAGAGCTTCTAAAACTTCTTCGTTAGATTTAACTCCGTGATATGTCATATTTGGATGTGCTTCAATTGTTGCAAATAAACCTTTATAAGCTTCATTGCGTTGTTCCCATCCATAAATTTCAAAACCAGAATAAACATCTAAATGAATGTTATCGTATTGCTTACTTAATGCATCAAAGATTGGTACTAATAATTCCAATCCACGATGTGGTGTTGTATGGTAGATAAACTTAATTGTATCTAATGGCTTTTCTTTTGGAGCAAATTGTTTTTCAATTGCATTATAGATAACAGTACATTTACTATAAGGCATACCAAATCTTACAATGTATTGGTCACGTTGCCATGCTGATACAAAAACAAAATGGTCAAACTTTTCCCAACCACCATCTGCAAGAATCTTATTCTCTGGGTCTTCAGCTAAGTCGTGGCACCATAGGATATTTAATACATCATCTTTCAGTTCACGAGGTCTGCTTAAATGAACAGCTACCTTATCTTGTAAATCTTTATCTACGAGGTCAACAAAACGTTGCCTCATCATTTCAGTTCCGCCTTTTGCATTGGCAGATTGTTCGGAGTTAATT